CTTCTTTGGATACGCCAAGTTGTGCGTCGCGCGTCTGCGCTGCAACCGCCAATTGAGCGTCGCGCGTTTCGGCGGCGGTACGAAGTTGGTTATTTAAAGCTGCGTATTGCGCTTGAATTTGTTCTTGTCTAACACCGGTTGCACTGGCAAGTTGCGCTTCAAGAACACCTTTTTGATTTTGAATGGATTCTTGAGCAGCGGCATATTGCTGTGCAATAGCTTCACTAGATGCGTTGGCTTGTGTTTTGGCAGCAGATTTAGCTGCGTTAGAAGACATAACGCTTCCAGCTACACTCGCAACCGCCATTGTTCCCGCAGCCCAAAATGTCATGATAATACCTCTTGTTTAATTTGGTTTCCGAAGGCAAACATACTTTTGTTGTCATCTTCCACTAGTTCGTGTTCAGCTTCTTCAATTGTCTTAGCGTCAACTACATGAAAAGTCATACATAACGCATCAGTTTCGGCGTATACCGCTCGCTTCGTACCAGGCTTACTGCACAACAAGGTGGGGCCTGTCACAGATTTTACCCCCTCGTCGGTGGTAATGGCTACAGTTCCCGACACGATCAAATAAAAGTGTTCTTTCTTGTGAATTTTACCTACAACTATTACGCCCGCTGGTCGCCACACCTCGCGGCAATACATCCCCGCGTGAAACGTGTGTTTAGTTTCGGGTTCATATTGAGGCAATTGGGATATAACGTCTTGCAACGCTTGCACTTTTTGGCGCATACCCAATGCCGGTAAACTGTAAGTAACTTTCATTCAATTCAACACCAAGAAATTAACCCGAGTTTCAGCCGTGGGCGCTGCGTTGGCGTACAAAGTAAAACTACCCGCCGCAGCCACTGCTTGCACTGATTTCATTGTTGCGTCGTTTGCCGCAATTGTTGCCATAATGATGCTTGATGTTGCCACCAAACTATTTGTTACGACCACACTAGCCGCAGCCGCCGCAAAGTTAACCGACCCTGCGGTTTTGTTAATAGTTTGAGCGCCAGTTGTGCCACCCGCTGTGACCGTCTTATCCACCACAATATTAGCTTTAACGGTAAATATTGCCCCGTCGTACGTCAGGTTGGCAGAGGACTGAAATGCGCTAATGCCATTGCCGTAGGGGATGCGATTAACCGTCAAGGTAGCAAGCCCTGTGCCGCCACGGGCGACTAATAATGTTCCGCTGGTAACTTGACTTGCGTTGATAGCTATTGAGGTTGACCCAGCGGCAGTCAGTTGGCCTTGTGCGTTAACTGTAAAAGTTGTCGCTGTTGCGGCGTTGCCGTAAGACCCCGCAGTTACTGCGGTGTTGGATATACCAACTGCTAATGACCCATCACCTACGGTAGAAAATAAACCTGAGCCCATCGTTAGATACGCAACGGTGTACGAACCGGCAAAATTACCAATTAACAGTTGTCCGCTTGTTGGGATGACGTTTGTGCCTGTGCCGCCAAACACCGGCGTAGTGATACCCGTGCCGCTACCAAGAATAGTATTAAGGTTGTTGAAATACCTAAACCATTGTGTCGTTATTAGCCCCGAGCTGCTTTCTGTCAAAGGAACCCGAGGGGCGGGGATTTGGGTAATGTTAGGCATTAGTGCCGCTGATGATTAGTTCAGCGCCCACAATGTCAATCTTAACCGGATCCGTGCCTGACACTTCATACACGCGATCGCGCAGCTTTTGTGTCATGCCAAGGCGACGCCAAATGGCGCGAGTGCCGTACTCACCAATTTTACCCATTGACACCCAATGCTCGTTTGACCAAGTGTGGCCACCGTCGTCTGACCAGCGCAGCATGACTTGAGGGGTGTAGCCTGGTGCCTCGGGGTACGCGGTAGTGCATAGCGCATACCCGTCAGGGTATGGCTCTGTTGCATCAACTGTAACTAAAGGCTCAAAACCGTCGCCGCTCTCGGTGGTTAATTGATCGCTAGCTTGGGTGACTAGATAGCCTTGTACAAACTCGGCTACCAATATGTCACCCGACTCGGTGGTTAAATCTTCGCTGTCATACCCAGGGTATAGGTTTAACCCAACACCTGTTTCGCAAGTTAATTGCAGACTATGCTGCGCGGTGCGTTTTAGATTGTTTTGACCGGTAGGCAGCGCGCGCCATGAGCGCAACCATTTTTGGGGTTGGTCATAATCGGTGTATTGAACCAAATCTAATTGGTAAATATTGCCGTTTTCAAAGTCACCGACAATAATGTTGCCGCCAAAATTGCATTGGCAATTGCCACGGTTGCGGGTAAAGTAACCGTCCTCAAACCCTGCGCGTTCGTGCCAACCTTGAGTAGCAACGTCGTACACCCAAGTAGCGTTAGCCACAGGGAAATTCAACACATAGAAAGCGTGACCGTCTTGCTGATAGGTATACCCCACCGCGTCAGACATATTGCCGTATTGTTGGATTTGCCACTCAACGGCGTGGGTGCTGATACGCACGCCTGTGTAGCCTTGCGAGCGGTAAACGATACCGTGACCGCGCGCATCTTGACCAAGCCAAAACAACCCGTTGTCTAACTTGGCAACGGAAAATGCTGCGGCGCAACCAATTTCGTTAAACGCACCTTGAATGCGGGTAAGCGGAAAGTCCACCAGACCTGCGTCGTACCAAACCTCAATTGAGTCCGTGCCAAAAAGCCAAGCCTCTCGGTGGTCTACACTAATTGCCACCAAGCCGTCAGGCGAGCCTTCAGCGCTTGCGAAAGCCAATGGATCAACTTGAGTGCCGTCAAGCAACGCCGTTACCCAAACCTTTTGACTATTTGGCTCGTTGTAAACAAAATAGCCGTCAAGATAACCTACCGTTACCGCACCCGTAAAGTCAGGGTCAGTAATCTCGGCAAACTGATCTAGCGTTTCGTTATAGATGTACGATTTTGGATTGCAAGCAATAAACAATTGAGTGCCGTTATCCGCAATCGATACCTGACCTGAACCACTAATCACACCCAATAGTCTAGGCGTAGCAGTTAAACCTTCAACTTTGTAAAACTCCAAACCCGAAGCAACGTAAAAGTCTGAACCATTAGTTTGATGCGCCCACAACCCACGGATAGGGCCTGTGCCAATTGTCTGCAAAAACTTTAGCCCTGGCGCTCTGTTCAAAAACGCCGGAGTCTGCCCACCCTCCGGAATGATTTCCGGAAACAAATTCACCATTCGGTTGTCGGCTGCGTTTACGCTGCGAGCAACATAGGCGCTGCCGAGGATGGGCGTTTGCATTAAGCACTCACAACCTTGATGACAGCAAAGCGAATTCCTACTGCTTCAGCAAGTGCGCCGGCAGTCCAATTGGTTACATAAATGGTTGCAGACCCTGCAAGCGTTGAGGCTTGAAATAAATAAGAACCAATCGTGCCGCCTGTGATGTGGTTCATTACAATAATGTCGCCTGCCTCAATTGTGCTATTTGTCAGCGTAAACGACACAGTTGTAGCCGCTAAAAGGTTGGCGTTATTTGTTGTGATCTGACCGTTAGTCTTATTCAATACTACGGTCGTGGCTTTATTTGTTAGTTGAGTAACTACACCGCCCGAGCCAGTTTCGTAGCCTTGTTTGCCCGCGCCGGTGATGGTTTGGTTGCCTGTTGTAATTAAGCTAGTACCAGTAGCCGCGCCCAAGACAGGCGTTACCATCACCATAGAAGTGCTGGTACACGCCGAAATATTACCCGAGGCAACTGTGCCCAAGACGGGGGCTGTCAAAGTAGGCGTGGTAATGGTGGGCGAGGTTGCAAACACCGCCGAGCCTGTGCCCGTTTCATCTGTCAACGCAGCGCGTAAGTTTGCACTTGATGGCGTGGCAAGGAAAGTAGCCACGTTTGCGCCTAACCCTGATACACCCGTAGCAACAGGCAAGCCCGTACAGTTAGTTAAAAGACCCGAGGCGGGCGTTCCTAGCGCAGGCGTGACAAGCGTGGCGCTAGTAAACAGCAGCGCATTGGTCACCTGTTTAGTAACGCCGCCTTGCACAATGGGCAATACATCCGTTGTAAGAGCGGAAGAGGCAACGGGCAGCGCAGTAATGGCTACGTTTGACATAGTTAGTCCTTAATAATTACCGGCAAAAATGTTATACCGCTGACGCGTTGCCACAATCGAATACGGCAGCGACATGATGTCGTCGGGGTTGTTAATTCGTTTGAGGTTACGTTTAGATGCCATTGCGATGCGTGACACTTGTGGAGAAGGCTCAACACCAAAGTCTGCCGCAATCTCACAAGCCAAGTTGTATTTGAATGCTCGCAGATAGCCTGGCGGGAAGGCTATGGTTGTAGACAACAGCGCAGGTTGGTCAAGCGGGTCAACGCTAATGAAGTGCCATTCCAATACCTTAGTAGGCACCGGATAAACGTGCATATCAATATCGGGGTAATTCGTATTGATCCACATTACTTGTGGATAGGTCGAGGTCACGGTCTTAACCGCAATACCGTCGTACTGTTGCTGATTGATCAGCTTAATACCAAAAGAAATGCCGTTGGCGGGGTCAACAAAATAGGTTGCATCGTCCATCAAGATAGGACGATTGCCGACAAAATTGCCCGAGGGGCCAAGGGTTCGGCTAATAAAGCCTGGGGGCCACAAGAAGACTTGCTCTTGAGTGGTAAAAATAGACAAGCGTTCAGTTGACCAACTGTCGATCATCTGGTTAAGCGCAGTAAGTGCATCTTGCGAAGTAGCCGCTGAAGGCGTTTCGCTTTCGGCAAGCACACCAAGTAACCTTAGCGCGCCATTGATTTGGTCGCCCGCAGTATAAGTTGCCATACTTACTCCGTTTTACGACGACGTTTTAACTCATTTACCGGCACTGCATCGGGTGCAGGTGCGTCTAAAGTATACCTTGTCCAACCCTCTTTAACATCAGCGTCGGCTTCCATATCAGAAATGGCAACCTTAGTTCCGTGTTTGGGATGTTTGAGATAGATGTGCATAATTACCTCAAAGGCGAGGGGAGTGAGTTTAACTCACACCCCTCTACTTATTAACCTGCGATGCGGTAAGCAACGTAGGTTGCGTCAGCGGTCTTGCGAACGCGCCAATTACAAGCTGAAACTGCTGCAACCGCAGCAACACCAACCAAAGTCACGCCGGTGTTAGCCGTGACAGTTGCGGCGTTTGTGGCACCGGTGTTAATAATGAAGAAATCAAACGAACTGTTGACTTTCATGCTAGGGAAAGCTGCGTCAAGATCAGTGCCCAAAGGCAATGTCAAGGCAACAGCAGCGCCCGTGTAAGTGATAATGCCGGTTGCTAATTCAGCGGCGGTCAGGGTTGCCACTGCTGTTTTAGCTGTTGGTGCTGGTTGAACGCTAAGAATAACCTCAGTGAGGTTACCGTCGCCAAGCTGATAGCCGCCTGCGCCATTTGGAAGTGCCATGATGAAATTCCTTTAAAAAGTTTAGAAGAGGGGGCTTTCGCCCCCACTCTGTTTAGCCCCAGAGTCGAACGGCGGTGACCGGACGCACAGCAGCATAGCCGTAAAGTACGTCTATACGGCAAGGCAGTCGGTCGTTATTGATGTCGTATTGACGAATAATACGCATCGAAATACCGTTATGAACTTGACGTGAAGCCATATCAACACCTTGTGGCAACAACAAGTCGGCAGTCGCAAACGTGATCGCATCTTTGTGATAGATCAAGTTTTGTGGGTAAACTGTAGCTGAACCACCCAAGAACGTCAACACAGCGCTAGCTAATGGGAACGAATCCACAGTAGCCAAAGCGTTTGCGGGGGTATAAATCGGTGGCTGAATTGACAGAGTTGCAGTGGTTGTTGACGAAACAGTTACGTCAGCAGTCACAACAAACTGTTGCAGCGAGCCAGTCGATTGACGGGTTTGTGGGTTAACAGCGTACACGCTACCGATTGTGAACACGTCGCCAGTTTTAAATGTGGGTGACCCGCTAGTAAAACTGATGGCCAACGAAGTTGCGCCTTGAGTAGCAACAGTAGTCGCCACAATAGGAGCAGTTGGTGTGACACCGGTGGTGTGCTGATAAATTGACTGCGACATATTGATCTCGTCTAAGCCCAAAATGCCTTCGCCCATCATGCCGTTTTTAAACTGGCGGCTGATAGTGCCGGTGGGGTTAAAGAGACCCTTCATGCCCTCAACTAGACCGGCGTTAGCAGCGGGGTTAACCGTTGCCTAGCGTGGTGACATCGGAGTAGCAAACTCGTTAAGTTTTTGGCTAGCTTGGAGCAGAACCAAAGACGTGGCTGGCGTTGTGCCAGGCGTACCTACCGAGTTGTAAATGCTCTTGTACGAAGTTGCTACGTTAGCATCCACAGTCGAAGCCAATTGGCTAACGCGAGGCTTGAGAACGCGTTCTGCGAAGTCATCCAATTGCATGGTAAGTTCGGCAGAGGTGAAGTTCACACCAATGTGTTGTTGGCTTGACACGGTCAAGGTTGTGTATTGCTCGTTGTCGTCCTGAACTTGCAGGGCGGCACCGTCGGTCACTAGTGCGCGGTCTGGGAGACGGATACGCAGAGTTGAACCGATCTTTGCACCTTCAACGGCGAATGAATCGTCGTATTGGCGGTTGACATTGCGTACGAGCACAAGGTTGTTCTCAAGGATTTCGAGGGCTTTCCGTGTGATCATATCAATGGTTAGAATGCTGTTTGCCATGATAATTTCCTAAAATAAGTTAGCGGAGGCGCGCTTCCTGCTTCTTTATCTGTCGTGTGCGTTCGGCTTCAATCCATTCCGAAGTAGACATAGTCTTAATCGAACGTGGATCGGTCGTGTCGTATGACGGTGAACCCGTTGTACGCGCAGTGACAGGTGAAATAGGCGATGGTGCGTTTGATGTTTTTTTAACTGGAGGGTTTGCGGCTAACTGAGCCTCAATCCTTCCAATCTCTTTGGCTTGCATGATAGGCGAAAGACGTGAAATCCGTTCCGCTTCTCGGGGGTTTGCGCCTAAGTGATATGCCACTTCGGGGCCAATGTCCGAGGCTTGAATGGATTGGGCCATCACGGTGGTGATTGGTAGATTCGGGTTGTAGGCGACTTGTTCAAAATCGTCGTACTTTGCACGAACCTCTTCTTCCTTGTCGTGATAGGCATTGAGTATTTCAGTCTGTTGTTTGCGCTGTTCTCGCTCTGCAAGTTTTTGCTCCGCACGTTGATCAGCCAAGGCTTCGACATAATCTTCGTTTGTAGCAAACTGCTCGGGCGTAACCGGTGCTTGTTGCACAACAGGTTGAACTGCTCGTTCCCTTTCCCACTTTCGCTGCTCTCTAGCGAGCCGCTTACCGATTGCTGCGTCTAGTTCCTCTTGTGAAAAAGTCTTAGGCGTTGCATCGGGTACTTCCGGCGTTTGTACTTCAGATGCTGGGGCTACCGTAGCTTCCAGTTCCGGCGCGGGCACTTCCGCTTGGCTTACTTCGTCTGACATTTTGTTTCCTGAGAAACCCTAGTGGTTCGCACTAGTACGATGAGTATATTACTTAGAATCTTAGCTTGCAACCTTTTTACGCACTTAGGGCGGCGACTTTGGCTTGGAAAGCCTTTACACGATCATCTAAAGCGTTTTGGCTGTTTTGCAAAGCCTCAAGCTGTTTAGTTAAAGTGTTTTCACGGGTTGTGGCCGCAGCCTCACGAGTAGCCAAAGCGGCGTCTCTTGAAGCGCTAGATTTATCAAATGCCACGGATTTAATGTTAAATGCCTCTTCTGCCAAATCTAAAGCCTTAGACCGAGCGTCTTGGGTGGCTTTAAAGGCAGTGGCTTTGGCGGTAGCAGCTTGAGCAGCCGATAATATTTCACTGGCTTGCGTTTTAGCGTCATTTAACGCTTTAGCGGCAGCGACTTTTAAATCAAGCGTGTCTTGCACAGCCGAAAGCGCGCCTTGACGAATAACCAATTCATCACGCAAAGTTGCCATATTAGCCAAGTCGAGTGGCAGCTTATTGGTGAAATAATCCACATAATTCATGGCTGGGGTATCGTTAGAGATGTTCATTTTTGTGCCTTACGCGTAGTATGAAATATTAAGTTTGGCACCCGCAACTTGCTCAATAAACCGGATCATTGTCAGGTCACCGTCGTACTGAAGAGTTACACCCAC